CAGAGGGCGGCCTCCAACATGGTATGACCAAGACCCTCTAGTTCCCTTCGATCATCTTCTTGTAGGTGCTGAGCCACCCAGATTGCGTCTGAGCGGCTCGCTTTGTGGATAAGCTCCATAATAAGGTGCCCCTTAAAGGGATTGGATTCCTTTGTTATCGTATGTTCCTTCCCAATCCAACGATGTAAATGCGGTTGGAAATGGACTATCAGCAATCAAATTCAATTCAAATAGATTACCCTTTGCAAAGATTGGAATCGTTGCTTGAGCATTCCTAAGCAATGGAATTGTATTTGGTCCTGTTACGTTTGCTGTAATTTGCGGAAGAGTAAGTGTAAAGTCTAGCCGTCCAGTAGCCTTGACTAATGTTTTATATGGACCAGAGTTGTAACTATTTACCTTGACACGATTAACAGTAGGAATATTAACAGTATCCTTAACACCCCTAGATTCATCTCTTACGAAATAAAACGCAGGCAGTTGAGCCGTGGCTTCATATTTAAAGCCAATGGCAAATCTAGATGCTGTTTGATTACCGTCAGCAGTAAGGAAGTATCGCTGTCCAAGTGGTTGCGATAGATCCTCTGTCATTGATTGTTCTTCAAAATAACCAGCTTGATCAGAATCAAGATAAATTAATACTGGTTGAAGATCCATTGACTCAAACCCAGCTTTAAAACAAACATGAGTTTGATCAGCATCCCCATCATAAACAAGTGTTGGATTATAATCAAAGTAATCTAGACGTACATCCAGATACTCGCCTTCAAATAACAGAGAATCGTTTGGTGTGTCAGTAATCAAAGATACTGTACTAAGAAGATAATTGCTATCGTTTTTAGTAACAATATAAAGAATATCCTGATCAAAGTCCAAAGCCTCTACTGGATTAGGCATGATCCACCTAAACCATCCAGAAATTCTAGTATCACCGTTTTGGAAGTAACGATAAAGATAGATATGATTTCTATTTTGTTCGCTTACCAAAGCAACCAAACCGGCTGGTTGCGAAGATTTAAATTCAAAAACAGCAGATGGAATGTAAGTAGGAATAAGCCTTGTCAATTCAATGATAGTCGGCTTGCCACTAGCAGAGCTATTAACAACCATTTCAAAAACAGACGAGCACTTATCTCCTTCTTCCATAAATAGAACGCTAGTACCAATATCAATTGGCGCTACATCTTCAAACATGCTATAATTTGATAGCAAGTTAATTTCAGCAGTTCGTGGAGAAAAAGATTCAGTAGTAGTTTGCAGAATATATTGCCCGTTATCAGCGAACAATAGCAAACCATTTGCTGTTGACAGTGCCTCAGTTAATTTAATTGGTTTCCTACTACCAGCACTAAGATCAATAGGATCATTATCAACAATGGTAATAACAGTGCTAGCAAAGAAATTAAAGTAATCTCCTGCTTGAGAACAAATTACATTTTGACGGGAAGTGAAAACAATTCTATTCTTAAAGAACGAAATAGAATCAACTGGAAACCCTACAAACGAAGGCATTGGATTGGTATCATTATCACCAACTTCCCTGGGCTTCCAATATCTTAGGCGGCTTTCATCGCCAGTCAATGCGGAGGTGTCTGTTGCAATAATATCAAAAACATCCCCCTGAGTATTAGTAACAGTTTCTGCTGCTACATATCCTTGACCAGCTTGAGCAATGACAACTTGTTCAATTACACCCGTTGTTGTTGTTACCTGGGAGTAACCAGCTCTACTAGCACCGCCAACATTTTCAAAAGCAGTATTAATAGTGCGAACAACGTTACCTATGGTAAGTGTGCGTGTAGAAGTTCTTCCAATAAAAGTCCCGTTTGAATACCAAAGGTAATCAGTTTTAAAGACCCCATTTTCAAAAAAATTTATTTTTTGAGCGTAGTTATTGGGATTAGTTGCTGGAAAATTAATGGTAGTAACAACTGTTTTAATTCTTGAAACTCGCAGTCTCAAACCAGTTCCACTGCCACCAATTGCATCAAACTGTTCGTCAACAACGTGTCCACCTGAAGTTGCTGTACTAATACCTATTACAGTAGGAATTCCAGAAACATTGGTAGGTCCAGCACTTGCCAAAGCAGATGCCTCATCAAGCAGACGATAGGTAAAGGTGCCATCTGCTTCACGAATAATCACGTGAGGCATGGTCTCTTCATTGATCTTTAAAGCCGTTTCAGGCGCAATAGTTTCCTCCCAAGAACCAAAACCATTTGAAGTATTATTGGTGGTTTTAAAAATAACCCAGTAATCATCAGTACCTGTTTCCGCAGAAGCAGCTACTTTAATTTTAAGATTATTAATAAATTGCTTTGGAAGTTGACCAACAGTAGTTACTGAACCCTTAAAGGCATCAATAGCTACGCCTGTACTGCCGCCTTTAGCGTCAATGCTAAAATCAGTATTATCTGCTCGTCGAATATAAATATAGTTTCCAAGAGCTGTTGCTACATAATCAACATTAGCATTAATACTGTTGGTTAAATTACTAACAATATCACTAACGTTGAGCTGAGTGGTAGACGTAGTTGGCGTAGCATAAGCAAATGCTGTGCCATCTAACGTAATAGTATATGTAGAACTATAAGCTACGGTGTTAATAGCAACAAAAGCGTAATCACTTTGAGCTGGACTTTGAGTCAGACTCTCTTCAACAGTTTTAGATCTATTAAGAACAAAGATAAAGTCATTGATTTGAAGCATCTGAAGATCTTTAGTCTCCGTATGCGTAGCATATGCAATAGCTTCAGCAGCAATTGGATTTATAGTTTGCTCTTGACCGTTGTTTGCATTCCAAATACGCAGAGCACCAGCTTTACTAAATTGAACAATATACTTTTCTTGGTCATCCCTAAAAATAGTAAACCAAGTGCCATCCTCCGCAACATTATTTAGGGTGCTAACGGCTTGAAGACCTGGACGCTTTGTCAATCCAGTAGCAACGTCTGGATAGAAATTATCACAGACTCGTAATTGATTAGAGAATTTAACAGTATCTGGTTGCTGCGAAACACCACCAATAATGCTGCTGATTTTCTGAGAGATGGCTGCCATTATCGTGCGATGGTACGGAAGGGAGTGTAAGAAATGTAGAAATTCTGACCAGTCTCTACACCAAAGATATTAACCTCAGAGGTGTTGGTATCATACGCAATACAGTTAGCCCTTAGGATACCTTCATCTTGCTGATTAAACTGGAACATATCTTTTGATCCAACAGAACTACCAGCGAAGACACGGGCAGCACGTTGGGTGATATAATCCTTAAAGACCTGAGGAAGATCTTCAAAGTCAAACAACCACACCACATCACAGCGGACTGGTACAGGGTTGGTAAATTTATAAGTATGATTTACTTTATCGTAGAGTTTGCCACCACGCAATACGGTCTGGTATTGTTGAACATTAGAATTCTTGTTGTCGGAGATTTGAAGTACATTAGTGGGTACAATAATCTCATCGTTAGCATCAGGAGTGAATGGATAGTCTACTTCAGAATTAAAGTGCCATCCTTCTCCTTGAACTTCACGGTTGACATTTTCAAGAATGCTCAATGCTGTAGCAATCTCTGGGTTGGCGATGTCGAGCGACACCACAGGTGCCTGCCCGATGCTGGTCAACATTTGGTTGATAGCTTGAAGTTGGGTTGTCATAGTTCGGACAGGTAAAAAAAGGGGCCCACCGGATATTTCCAGTAGACCCCACAAAAGGAATTAACCTCAAACGTTACGGAAAGCACCGGCAACGCCGACGCGCACAGCACCGCAACCATAGGCCAGACGGCCCACGATCACATCGCCTTGATAGATAACGCGCGTATCCGCGCCAGTGGTCTGAACGCTAGGACCAATAGCTTCCACAACGCCAGCAGCGTCACGGTGGAAGATCAGGCCGCAGCTGTTGGTAAAGTCAGTAGCAATACCATAGCTGTTGTTCTCACCAGTCACGGCAGCAGCATCAATAGCAGCGCCAGAAGCCGAACCATACTTACCCAGGAAGGGGATGTTGTTGGACTTCTTGATGGAGATACCGGCGATCTCATAGAGACCATCACCAGAGTTCATGCTACCACCGGCAGCACCATACTCACGGTTGAGGATGTTGGTATCGACCTGAGAGATCAGGGCGTAGTATTGGCGGGGGCTCAGAACAGCCACACGGCCATCCTTAGGAGCAGCCACTTCGTCCAGACGGGCAGCAGCTTCAAAGAAGCCATCAACCAGAGCCTGAGCATCATACTCTTTGTTGGCACCGAGGTTGATTTGGAAGCCACCAGGCTCGCCGGTCACAGCAGCCGAAGCAGAGGAAGCCTTGTCCAGAACGCGGAAGATACGGCGATCATAGAACTCAGCCAGGCTTTGACCGATCTGACGGGCAATCGGGCCACGGATGTCATACTGGCTCATGATTTCGTCGAGGTTATCAACGAAGGCAGATGCCACCAGCAGGTCATCCAGCGAGATGGTGGTTTCCGCTGCCGGGGGGTTGCCCGAACCGAGGATAGGCACACCAGGCGTACGATAACCAGCCGAGATACGGCCAGTGTGAATGAATTGAGCTTGCTTACCACCACGCAGGGTCCGGTTCATCACCAGATCCTTAGCAATAGTGGAGTTACGGAAAGCCTCATACACTTCGCCCGTGAAGAGCTTCAGGAAGAGGTTAGTACGTTGGG